TCCGAGAATATCTTTCTCTGTTCATTGGTAGCGTCCCGATAATCTCCCGAGAGCCATGCTTCATCAATACCTAATTGACGGAGACGTTCCATTATTTCAGGAGTCACCATTTTCCCAATTAATTGGAAACATGGGTGACGACGAAGGATATTGTGCATAAACTTCTGTAGCCAATGGCTAAGGAAGTTGAACTGTGCAGTTCCCTTCGTAATGTTCCTGAATTTCAGAGCTTCATACAAGGTTTGTATTTTAACCTTATTTTGCTCAGGTAACGTCTCTAACAAGAAGTTATAGAAAACACGGTAACGGTCTTCAAGACGAGTAGAGTCGACATCAATTGCATCAGCAAGAGTCGAATCCGGATTTGATTCACGTGCGCGCTGTTCGGCGGCGTGGACACCGTCCACTGCTCCAGCGTCTCTAAGTTCCCGGTAGGATAGAGTAGGTACGAAGTTCTCTTGGATTGATTGAACTTTGTCAATCCTAACAAGGGGTGTCACAACCTCCTTGAGATCTTCTAACTCCATCGCTAACCGGCTGATGTCGGCGAGAGCACCACCATCACCTCTGGTGGTGGTGCAGGTTGCAGAAAGAGTGGGCATGAAGGGTTTGTAAATTGCGTCGACCGAAAACTCGGCGTGTCTGCAAATCTCCTTCACTGTCCTCTTAATCTGGAACTTCATCTCGTCCTCACTTAGCCAATTTTGCTTGGATACGCGTTCTCCATTTTCAGCCTTGACCTTCGTATCCTTCCTACCAATAAATTTCCTTTTGGTAATGGAGGGTCGTGGAGTCGTTAACTTGGCAAAAGTCTCACGTGCAGAAGCCATCGCCTTCCAGGGTGATAGTTTCGGCATAAGAGATTTAGAAGAGGAAACTGAGAGCACAAAAGACAGGAACTGAACTGTTTCAGTCTTTTGCAGGTGTCTAGCCCATCGTCCTAAACGGCCGCCTAAGATCTTCTGAGGATTATTCTCGGTCAACCTAAAACCCTCGGGGAGGGAAGGTTGGTCTTCAGGTTCAGCGAAGTGGGAACTGAAGTAAGCAACAAGCTTATATTTCATCAGTTCCGCCCAGCTGTCCATTTTGAGAACCTCAGGTAGGAAGCGCATTAGTTTTTGGGCTTCCCGCTCTTCGGAGTAGGGAATCCACTTACCTTCTGCATTCAAGTAGGCCCGGTCGAACCCAGCAATTTTTGCTACGTCGACGATCGCGCGCACACAGTGAGTCAAAGCTTCTTTGTTCCAAGCTTGCAGGCTTTCGCCTGCGAGACCCTCAACAGTCCAATCCCCTTTAGTACAACGAACAATATATTGTTGGAAAAAGAGGAAATAGGCGACTGGCATCTTAATAACGCGGTCAGCGTTACATCTGATGGCGGGGTGGTCTGTACATAGGAACTCAAAAGTACATAAGTCTCCGACTAGCCATAGTCGTAGAGCGTACTTGAGTACCCTCCCTTTATTAAGGGGACCGCCTTTCCAGAGGTTCTCTCTCTCAAAATCGAGCGAGAGATGCCAGTTGTTGGGGATCACGCAGGTAAGGACCTGTAATTCTTGTTTTGGAACAGGAGCGCATTTACCAATTGCGGGTTTTTCCGTGGTGGGACTGGTTTTCCTTCCAGTCCGAGTGTCCTTCTCCTTCACCGGAGGGGGAACATGTTGTTGTTTAGACAAAGTTGTATCGATAAATAATCGTGCACGTACAAGGTCTTCCCCATACAAAAAGTTAGCCTCAACATGGCTGTGAGTGTAATTATACGCTCTAGCCGAGGCTCTCAGAGATGGGTAAGCAAATGCGTAAACGGTATCGGTCTCCTTACGATAGAAACCGACCGTTACGAGTGATTCGAAGTTATTCGAAGAACCGTCTATGATTTGGTTTGTCGTTAAGAGGTAATCGTGATATACGATTTTGGTAAACTCTACGCCTGGGGGCAAGTACTCCAGATCAGCCAGAGCCTCAGCGAGCTTAGGGCTGAAGCGACCATCTGATTCGATTCCTTTCGCAAGGAATTCGACTAACAGACGGTCAACTTCAGCCCAAAGCTCAGCAAGAAGCTGGGCCTCCTCTATTGAGAGGACTGGTTGTTGCGCGAAGAGATTTTCTTTACTTAAAGACAAC